GGGCGGCCTTGTCGGCCGCCCTCACCGAGATCTCTCAGATTTCGGAATGAATTCTATTCTCCCTGAGGAATCGTTTCATGGAGGTCAGTCCAATGGTTAGACATCGCGAAAGTGATGGTAGGTCCTTGGTCTGCGGGAATTATATCTCGCCGATCGGGCCTACTACCTTTCTCCGTTGCTGCACCAATGGACTTCGGAGGATCTGTGACGATACTATTGGAGCTTTTCCGTTACCAACGGATTTCTCCCTTATGGAATCGACACAGTTCTATCCGACTCTGAACTGCGTAGGAAATAACCGAACATGGACTGATTGTCCAGTAGGTTACCAACCCGCAGTACCAGATCCACGTACATATTATCCTGTTCTAACGTTGTTAGATAGGAATAATATGGCTTGGAAAATACTCGCCGAGACCAATCCGTCGGTACCCTTTGTAAGTGTACCGACTATGGTCGCCGAGTTAAAGGACCTTCCGTCTCTTTTGGGATTCAGTTGGAGTAAACTATTGGCCGGCAATGCCGATTCAATAGGTGACTTCCTGAGAGCGATCAAGAACCCAAGGTTCTTTGCTCGCAATCTGGGCAATATACATCTCGTCAAGAGATGGGCAATTGCCCCATTCCTAAGAGACCTGTCGAATCTCTGTCGATTCGTTAAGGCGGTTGATAACCGCACTATCGAATTGATGAGACTTCGAACAGGTAAAACGATCAGGAAACGGGTACAACTAGGTACTGTCGCTGGCAGTGCCGCCCCTCAAGTGAATTTGATAGTTCACTCTGAAGGCTGCACCGTCCGCGGAACGTTCACGGTCACCTACGCCGCAAAGGCATGGGGCTCAGCGCAATGGAAATTGCTACCTGATGCAGAACTTCCGACGATGGGATATGGGCCGCTCAGAGAGCTGGCTCGTAACCTTACCTTCGGGTTCAAAGATCGTGAAGCGCTAGCTATGGCTTGGGAGTTAACTCCTTGGTCATGGCTGGCCGACTGGCTTGGTAATACCGGCGATTTAATCGCTGCTACCAACAATTCAGTCGGCTGTACCTGGCAAAACGTGTGTTATATGCGAACGTCTGCGGCAACGCAGACGTGCGTCTATAACCCGGCACTATCCGATGCCTTCGCGATTGCTGGCCTTAAAAACCAGCAGTACGTGCTTCGGATGGTGCGCAAGGAACGCTATGTTTGCGTTCCTGTGCTCCCGGTTCCCTTTCCTCAACTGCCGATTTTAACAAATCGGCATTGGTCGATCCTAGCAGCTCTTGCCGCTCAGCGGCTCTAGCCGCTGGCGATTAGTTCTGTTAGGAGATAGTTCCATGTTGGGCAATACCCTCACTCTTCCTCAGGCTGGTGGTGACAAGGTTCTCGTCAAGATTAACCAGGACGGGTACGCTTCTGAGTACCTGCTCCGGGCGTCACTCGACGAGTACCGTGCGAAGATTCGGCACACGAAAGTGGGTCCGACATCGCAGCGCCCATACGAAGCCGATAGGCACAACTTCGAAGTTGTGCATACGGTCTTCGCGGCTGGTGACGTTCCGCAGTATGAACGTAAGTTCTACTTCGTGATCGAAACCAAGCCAGGCGACACCGCTACCGCGCTGGCGGACGCCGTTGCGGATCTTATGATCCTCTCGACGAACGCCTTCTTGGTAAGCCTGAACGGCTACGAATCGTAACATCTGGCACACTACCTCTTGGAGGAGTGCTGCTGACTTGTAGTCAGCAGGCCAGCGTCACGCTCGTGGCCGGGTAGAGTTCTGGGGCTTGCACAGCAGCATGGGACATTTCCCGGAGTTAATCCGAGTATGTCTAATTGCCATGTGCAGGAACTTCAGAACTTGTGGGCAGCTATCCTAACGGACGCTACCCACGCATTCCCGACCCTGGGGACAGAATTTGAGAGAGATCTCAACCGTCTCCAAAGAATCGTGGCGCATAGAGGAATTCGAGTATTTCTCGAAGACCTCCCAGCGATAGGCAAACACTTTGACAGGTGTTTGTCTTGCGGCCAGTACAAATTATCAGGGTTGCCTCTATCTAAGAGGTACTCTAATACGGTAGTGATTCCGAAGTTTCTTCGGGGACTCTACCTACTGGTTTTTCACGATTCGGGCTCTTTGAAGGAGGATTGCAATGTCGAAGCTCTTTTCTTTATTCGCCAACTTACGTTGGCCTTCAAGAAAGGAAAGCTCGCCTGCTCAGCAGAAGCCAACGCCAATGAGGTCGTTGAGTTCTTTGCTGTTGACAGCAGCTTGCCAGAACCGGAAGGTTATTGGCGAACTGAAGACTGCGATCGAAGATGCGCAGACACCATCGCCCACCCAAGGGATGGACGTGGTCTATGCGCACAGCCTCCTGATCCAGTTACTGGATCAGGCGACGTTCGATTGCAAACTCGCCCTGTTGTCCTGGGTACTGAGACATCTCAAGGAAGAGATGGGTCAGTCACAAGCCGAACCCCGCAAGGGGCAATCGGAAGTGAAACCTTGGCAACACGAAGGATGACCTATGAAGGATTCAGTAGGTCGTCCCTCTACAAGGGACGAGTTGAGTCTCTGCCTCCGCATAAGCGAAGGCGACTGTCAGTCCTCCTGGCGAGACTTGACTTCGTGTCAGGTCTCGTTACCGCAACGCTCGGGTCTTATGATCCGAGTGTATGGCGGTTCAGACACGGCCCAGGTGTTGTTTCAGAGTATCGTGGACCGACCAACAAATACTGTTGGACTAACTGGTCAGATACCCTGGAATCCGAGTACCCAATTGCCGACTGTGTTTTCCATAGTCATAGCAGTTGGGCAGACAGAATTCACAATGGCCGAGATATTAGCTCACGAGAGCTTTCGTCTCGAATGTTGTGTGTTCCGAAGACCTACTCGAAGCCACGGCTCATTGCCGCGGAACCGAGTGCGAATCAGTGGTGCCAGCAGAATATCTGGCACTACTTTTGCGACAGAACGCGAGGAACTTGGATTAATCAGTTTGTTCGTTTCAACGATCAAACTCTTAACCAAGAACTTTGCACTGTGGGGTCCCGGAATGGCACGCTTGCTACCATCGATTTATCGGCGGCTAGCGATCGTGTCACCTGTCACGCTGTTGGGCAGATGTTTCGGAAAAATCCGAGACTATTAGACTGCCTACGTGCGTCTCGTACCCAGATAGTATCTCAAAACGTAACTCGTCGAGTTCCGTCAGAGATGCGGTTGAGAAAATTCTCAACAATGGGTAACGCCTGCACCTTTCCGGTCGAGTCGTTGATTTTTCTTAGCGTTGCAATCAGCGCTGTGCTTGCGCACAGAGGTCTGAGGGCAACGCCTAAGAACATCAAAAACTTGGCTGGACAGGTAGCCGTCTTCGGGGATGACATAGTCATTCCCGTCGACTGTCGGGAGCTCTTCGTTGAAGCCCTTGAAGTCTTAGACTTTAAGGTCAACATCAACAAGTCTTTCTGGACTGGAAAGTTCAGGGAGTCTTGCGGTGTAGATGCCTTTGGCGGCGTAAATGTTACGCCCGCGTATTGGCGAACCTTCAACGATGGCAAACCAGAATCGCTTGCAAGTACCGTCGAAACGCATAATAACTTCTACAAGAAGTTTTTGCTAACGGCGGCAAGTCGACTTGCATCGACCATACCGAGGGGAATACCCAAGGTACATTGGCGATCTGGTGTCTTCGGTCTCAAGTCCTTTGTGGGGCCCGATCTCCGGGGCTTTAAGCTCCGTGGGAACGACGACCTTCAGAGGACCGAGGTTAGAGTCCGAACGTGCATAGCACGCCAGGACCGAACTCCGATCGAAGACGACTCTGCCTTGCTTCAGTTCTTTACTGAAGATCCGGACCCATTTACCAAGTGGGCTTCCGGAGTTCCGCAGAGGCCTGTCACGAAAATTCGTGACAGGTGGGTGGCCTTATCCGATATGCTCGCACCATGCGAGATATTGAAATAAGGAGGGAGCTTTATCCTCAGGTCATAGGAGCGTACGCTTGCTTCCTCG